GGCCCTTTCGGGCCCTCTCTGTGGTTACTAGGTAACCATAGGTCCTTGCCATTCTATAGGAGCTTAGCTATGTGTGCGAAAGGGGTGATCTACTGCCCTCATAAGGCAGCCGAACTCAATTTTATGAAACCTCAGAGTAATCTGTGGTTACGCCTTCCGTACCGTTTTACTGAGCTCTCACTCGATGGTTTAGGTGGTCACGCGCAGTCGCGTGTTCTCTCTGGGCAGACGGTTGCCCGGGACGCTCCCCAAAGTAGGGACGAGGATAACTTCCTTGTTACCAAAATGAGATCGTTCTCTCGTTCGAGACATGAGGTTTAAAAATCATGCCTACGAAAACTCAGCGCCAACGCATAGACTATAGGTATAGTTATAACTATCAGGCGGACGGCTTCGACTACGGGACGATCACTCCACGAGCTACTCAGTTCGTGGTGGATGATTTCGTCACGCAGCACGGGCCGGTCGCCGGATGGCGAAAGATTATAGCCGATGGTGGTAATGCGACAACTCCTGCCAGTGGGGAAAAGTGGACAGTGGTCAATGTACCGTGCGCTCTTGCGCATTGGTGGCAGTACAAATACACGAATCCTCCCATTGGAAGAGTTCAGTTGAAACTGGATGGTTATCTCCTCTATTTAGGGGTGCCAACCTTTAATTTCGGTATGGCGGATACTCATGCAAATAATCAGGCCTTGACACGATACTTCTCTAACCTCTCAAAGGTGGAAACCTCCTTCAAAGGGATGGTTGCCGCCGGAGAGCTGGCTGAGTCGCTTCGTATGATCAAGCATCCTGCGATGGCCCTGCGCCGCGGAGTCGGGGAGTATTTACGTTTTGTCAAGAGACATCGTAATATGTCCACGAAACGAGCCCGCATTAAAGCCGTAGCGGATACGTGGCTGGAGTACTCTTTTGGCTGGTTACCTCTGATCAATGATATTGATGGGGCGATTTCGGCATTCTACGCCTCGGACGGAGTCAAGGCCATCTTTGAGATGGTTAAAGGCTCGGGACGGGAACGTAGTTCGCAGCAGTCGCTTGCGTCGGATCTAGATGTAGGGGCCGGTTACAAGTTTGCCTATGATGTCACTTCGGAGGAGGAGGTTTTCGTCCAGTACTATGGGATTTACCAATCACATGGGAACGGCGTACCGAATTCTCACACATATGGCTTTAGGCCAAGTGAGTTCGTTCCGACATTATGGGAGTTGATTCCGTACTCTTTCCTCGTCGACTATTTCACCAACATTGGTGACATAGTGAGCTCCTGGAGTTACCGATTTATAGGCCCTAGTTGGACCGCTAAGCTGGTTAGGCGGGAAGCCTTACAAAAGACTTCCAACTTTAACTATCGCTTTACGGGTGATACCAACACCTATGATCACGGGACTACATCGAGCAATCCTGGTTACCTACTTCTGAAAAAGGTAGCATTCACACGAAACCCCTCTGTCGAGCCTGGAGTTCCTTCATTTGAACTACAGTGTCCCGGCATGGGCTCACAATGGGCGAATCTTGTCGCTCTTGGCGTGAGTTTGGCCTCCGCTCGGAAGGCCCTGTCCCGGTAGAAGTACCGGATCTTTGGTTCCATGTACCTAAGGATGAACATATGTTCTCTCCTGATTCTTCTATCACTGGAGCGGCTCAGACCGGGTTGACAAGCCCAACGTATACGTTGGCTTCCGACCTGGCTCCTGATGTCAATACCCGTCAGTATGTTGTCACCGCTTTAGGCGGAACGCAGACTGGCGCTCGGGAATCTACCGCCGGGGACCCATTCACACTTACTTTGAAGAAGACGCCCTATAAGGCTCTTCCAGCGAAGAATCCGGTGAACGGTTCGTACGGCAACGTTCCCTTGAATAGAGTTGAACAACTCTTTCGGAAGGGATTGAAGATTGACTCGGCTGGAACCATCCGCAACGGCAATGTCCGCGTTATCGTGGAATTGCCCGCTGGTAGTGAAACCAACGATGCAGTCAACATTCGTGCCTTGTGGTCCTTCGTAATAGGTCTGCTGACTGAAGAGTCAGCTGACATTGGCGACTCCACAGTGGCCGGCGTCTGGTAAGCCCAAGCGGGCAAACCGACGCCGCTCCGATCGTCGAAGGGCACCTCCGCAGTGGTGGAGGCTCTTCGTAGTGCTAGTCCTCTTATACCTAGTAAGCAAAGGGATTCTAAAATCTTCCGATGTTGCTTGGTGGATCGGGCTGGTTCCTTAGTTGTAAACAACTCTGAGGTATGGCATTTATGGACGTTGCTCCTCATGCATTATTATCTCGCCTTTACGCTGATCTATCAAGTCAGATCAATAACGTCTCCCTAGATCGCATCAAAGGGGGCGAGAATGACTGGCCTGGGATTTCCTTCAAGGAACGTGCTGCAGCTTCAATAGCTTCATCCCTCTTAAAGAAGTGGGAAGGTGGCTTAAATGAAGAGACTAAAGCACGAGCACTTGTTAAATTCCTGGAAGTCAATGAGACATGCCGGGAGTGGAAATTAGATGACACTGCTATGGACTTTCGTGACGAAATCCTCCTAACCAGGTGTAAAAACCTGGTTGATGGGTTCTGGAACAAAGGTGGGCAGCCTCTCGTCGACCACTTCAATGAACTCCTAGAAATGGGAGCGCATGGTCCTGGTGCGGCGATTGGATCGGGAGGGAACGACTTCTATACGAAGATGTTTTCCTCACCTATGGCATCGACTGATCGGTCCTTGTACTTTTGGTACAAGCGCTATACTCGCGGTTTCCCTGAGTGGTCGAACGCTGAGCTTACTCGGCTGACAACGTACGGTGAGCCAAAGATAGTGGAAGGTAATCGCCTTGATTTTGTTCCGAAGAACGACGATATTTCCCGGAGTATCTGCGTTGAGCCCTCGCTGAATATGTTCTATCAGCTTGGTCTTGGCAACGTGCTCTCACTTAGACTCAAGAAGCTTTGGGGTATCGACCTTGAACTTCAACAGTTTAAGAACAGGGAATTGGCTCGAAAAGGCAGCTGGGACGGGTCGTTCGCAACGATCGATTTGTCTTCAGCTTCTGATTCTATCTCGAGGAACATGTTGAAATGGCTCTTGCCCAAGCAGTTTAACTACTGGCTTGAGAAGTTGCGCAGCCCAACCTCGAGAATGCCCAATGGCAGGCTACAGGAGTTACATATGGTCTCTACGATGGGAAATGGTTTTACCTTTCCTCTCCAAACGATCATCTTCACCTGTGTCGTACTGTCGGCCTTCGATCTTCACGGATTGGCACCCGTGTACCCGAAAGGCATTAGGGAAGGAAACTTTGGTGTAAATGGGGACGACATTGTAGTACCAACCGAGATTTCTCAATCGGTACTGCGTCTCCTCAAATTACTAGGGTTCGTTCCTAATAACGACAAGACCTTCGTGGAAGGTCCGTTCCGTGAGTCGTGTGGTGGGGACTACTTTTTAGGTAGGAACCTACGAGGAGTGTATATTAAAGCACTCAAAAGTCCACACAACTTTTACTCTGCAATTAACCAGCTTAACTTGTTTTCCACAAGAACAGGTATTGCTCTGCAAAAGACCGTCTGCTATCTACTCGCAAGAGTAAAATATCGGCCGGTTCCTATTTGGGAGAATGATGATGCTGGCGTCAAGGTTCCTTATTCGATGTTACGGCATATGAGGATCGACCAGGACACCCAGAGTATTTTGTACTCTGTGTGGATCCCGCGTCCTCCTCCCCGTATCACCATCGGTGAGGGAGTACTTTACACGCCTTCGTCATTTAAGCCGCGAGAGTTCAACCTTAGTGGGTTGTTCTTAAGCTTCTTACAGGGGTCGGTTAACTCTAATGGGATTTCCCTCCTACTTAAAAAGGAGACTATACCCTATAGGGCAGAGACTCGTGTTGCGGCCAACTGGGACTGTCCCTTGGTTAGCGACATAAGGGCGATCCAGCTTTTCGCAAGCTGGTTCGTGTTTTCAC